CCCTTAGGTTTTCCTCTGGGTTTTCTAGTGCTTTACTTACTTTTTCTTTATACATTATTCATTATTATATTTACAATATTTTGCTTATATTTTATATAAAGGTTTCCTAGTCTCCTAAATCAAGCCATTGATTTTGGGGTCTTATGTCTCAAACATCATAAGAAGATTATAAATACTTAACCCTATTTTGTGATTGATGTAGTATTCATCGATATACTTCGTATTATCTCTTTCTTCTCTAAAAGCATAAGTGTTCTGTTTGTTTATTTGTATTTGCTGCTATGCGTTTACTTTCAAATCTTTCCTCAATGACAACACTCTTTATTTACATATTTCTTCAACCAGCTTAGAGGCATGTTCACTCTATACTCCTTAATATATTGCCAGTGCATGTAGAGAAGGATCATTGATTATTTGTTGATTTCTCTTGTTGTAAGTCATCTTTTGACTCAACACTTTCGAGTAGTCTCTCCATTATCTACCCTAGAATACCCATTTGGAGCAGAAGTCGTAATCATCGAACTTAGAAACGATTACTTCTTTGACGCATTGTCCAAGGCCTATATAGAATTTCTCTTTGCTTCTACTAGTATGATCTAAGATACATTCAGAGACATCTAGAACATGCCAGATAACCATATCATCTCCTGCAGCCCATATAAAGTGCCTATATAGATGCAATCCTGAATCGTATAGGTAAAAACTACCATATGCTAATGAGGCACTGGTGTTGAAATACGTAGTGAATGGGTGTCCACTAAAAGTCATTCCAGTGATATCATAGTACATGAAGTTCTTCCATGGTTATTGATCTAGTCCATATTAAGGCATAGTGTTTCTAAAGATATTCAATACTTCTTGCGACCACTACCCTAAATTTACGTTCGGTAGCTGTACAAACATCAAACTGCGATGATCAAGAGCTTATTCAAGAAAAGACTACTGAAGCTTATCCATATCGCTAACGTTATTCTAAAACCATAGATTTTGTTTCAATTTATCAAATATTTTGTTGACCAGTTTCTTAGTGACTGGGTCTATAGCTATTTATCTTAGTATTACGTGCTGCGTGCTTTCAAAAGCACTCCCATCTATAGAGTGGCTAAACATGTTAGGAGTGACTTTGGATGTGAATAACTACTAAAGTTGTTTCTTGCTGAATCCCTGGATAAAGCCTGGCATCACCTACTTCAATGCTGGCCAGAATAATTTTTACAGTAGCGTAAGTAGCCCACAGTACTATTTACTAGGATTACATATAGTACGAGGCCTCTCTGTTACGTTTGTTACTAAGTTATTGTTTATGTTTATCTGTTCTGT